TGGGACTACAGCAATTTCTGTTTCTGGTGCAAATACTACACTGGCAGGAACTACAAATAATATTGGGACGGTCACGAGTGGCACCTATAATTCGACTATCGGGGGTTCTGCTACTTTCCCTGCTGGTCATGTAATTGGTTTTGTGCATGACTTTTCAGTAGGATCAAACACTATTACTTCAAGGGCAGTAATTTATGAGAAAGGAATTACATTAAAATCCGCTTCAAGTCATGTGTTTATTCAAGTAAAAACACAACTGAATATTAACAGTGCTCAAGTTGGATTTTTTATTTATAGAAATACTTCTTCAGGAGTAGACACAAGTGATACTTTAATTTATGACAAAAACCCACAAGATTCTGGTGGACTTTATCTTTCTCATGCTAATTCTGCTAATGTCTATTTTGTTTACAATGACTCTTGTGTAGATACAACATCGCATTCTGTAGATGATGAGGTTTTTTATGGAGTTGCTTTTGAAAAAGCTGGGGGAACTACTCTTGCTGTTCCTGCAGATACAGATGGTACAGATGGGTCAATAGCAATTACTTTAATGGAGATACTACCAAATGCTTAATTTTAAACCAACATTATCAGATGCGGTTAAAGCACTAGGGATCGAGGGTGGCTGGAAAGTGAAAGAAGGCAAAATAGTGGAATGGTGGGCAGAAGAAACTCAACCGTCAGACGTAGAGATTGAGGAGTCACTTGTTAAACTACAAGCAGAATACGATGCAAAGCAGTACCAACGTGATCGTATTTACTTACCGATTGGTGAACAATTAGATCTTCAGTATTGGGACAAAGTAAACGGGACATCGAAGTGGCAGGAATCGATTAGTAAAGTAAAAAGTGATCACCCAAAACCAACTGAATAATGAGTAGATCTAGAGATTTATCAAATTTTGGTAGCACAACAGCCGATGTTACTGACCTGAATTATGCAAAAACTTTGTACGATACAGGGGTGACAGGAGCAGAATTTGATCAACTGGATACTACATCGGGTACTCCTGGTAGCGGCAACTTTTTAAGAGGTGACAAAACATGGTCAGCTACTTCTGAGCAGTTAGTTCACTTAGAAACAAATACTGTGACCGGCACGGCCAGTGTGACTTTTGAGGAGAAGCTAACTGACACTTATCTGACTTATATGTTAATAGGGAATGCCGTAAAACCAGATACCGATAACAGAAGGATCGACTTGCTTCTTGGTGTTGGTTCGGCTGGATCGGTGACTTGGAGGACAGCCGATTATTATACTTATGTCCAAAAAGTTGAGGGTTCTAGTTGGGGGTCTGTGATCGATGAAGCTGCACAAGCCTCTGCACCTATAGGGGGGTTTGGCAATCAGGGGAACGCTACAAATGAATTTTCCTGCTTTCAGACGTACATTTTCAATGCACGATCAACCGGTGCAAGAACTATGGGAACTATCTCTGCTTCTGGGTTTAAGTATGATGCTAATTTTATTTATTCTACTGGTGGTTTTATGAATACGACAGTTGAGGCCCACACTTCAATAAAACTTTCTTTTTCCAGTTCTGCTGTCGGACAAGGGATTTTTTCATTATATGGCATAAAAAATGGTTAAATATGAGTATTAAAATCAGAAAAGGAAATGGACAGAAAGTCGTTTTTGATGATCAAAACGATTATCCAGAAATGGAACTGAAAGCCGAAAGAAATGCAATACTTGCAGACACAGATTGTTTCATGCTTGAAGATTTTCCAACTGATAAAAAAGAAGAATGGAAAACGTACAGACAAGCATTAAGAGACATGGATTTTTCAGATCCTGAAAATGTTACTTGGCCAAAACCATGACATGAATCCAGCCGATGAACAATATTTTTATCCAACAACACATATGCCTGACACTGACCTGATAATACTTTTGATTGAGCGTGTTGGAACACCGGCAATTACTTTAGCGGCAGCCGGTTACCTCATCATGTGGCTTTTAAAAAATGCCAGTCTTGAACGTGAAAAGTGGCAGAACCGGGATGAACAAAATGATGAACGAATTCTGAAAATGGTAGAATCCAGCAGTGATGCATTGCTGCATGTAAAAATTGCTTTGGAACAGAACACACAAGCAATGAAAGAATTCATTCGATACAGGGGAACATGATGATAGTACCTTTATTAGCCGGTGCAGCAAAAACAATGGTGATATCCATGCTGTCAGAAAGAGTAGTGTTGAGGGTTTTGCTTATGCTTGCAGAGTGGGCATCAGCAAAGTCAACAACATCCATTGATGACAAAATAGTAACTGAAATCAGATCGAAACTTGAAGCAGATGGAAAAATATAATGCTTTCAAAAAACTTTTCAGAATCCGAAATGTCATGCCGTTGCGGATGTGGCAGATACGACATGGATGAAGATTTCATGAGTGTGATTCAGAACATCAGGGATGACATCGGCAAGCCATTACATGTGACTTCAGCATTCAGATGCAGTGCCCACAACCAAGCAGTTTCCAGTTCAGGACCTAATGGACCACATACGACCGGCATGGCAGCAGATTTTTCAGTGTCAGGAAGGGATGCACATGATTTCATTTCTTTAGCATTGGATCATGGTGCAGCAGGTGTTGGGCTAATGCAGAAAGGACCACATGAATCCAGATACATCCATATTGACATCCTGGAATCCAATCCTGAACAAAGACCCCGGCCATGGGTCTGGACCTACTGAACCATGGGCAAAATAGTCCCTTTTGAAATACCACCGGGTGTTCACCGTAATGGAACCCAATATCAGGTAAAGGGCAGATGGTTCGATTGCAATCTAGTCAGATGGAAGGATGGTAGACTCAAACCAATTGGTGGATGGACTAGAGCAACAACATCAGGTCTGACCGGTATCAGCCGGGCAATGTTGGCATGGAGGGATAATGATGGTGACAAATGGTTAGCAATTGGAACTTCATCGAAACTTTACATCTTCACAAGTCTTTCTGGATCTGCTGCTGACATAACACCATCAGGGTTCGTCATAGGAAATGATACTGCAGAACCAGGAACAGGTTTTGGTGCTGGTAATTTCAATGGAACTGAAATTGTTAAAACCCTGACAAAAACCGACATCAGTGCAACCCAGTCTAGTGACAAATTCACAACTGCAGGATCAGTTGATTTCACTGATTATTTTGAAGTTGGTGATGAAATACAGGCATCAGGGTTTTCCAATGCAGCCAACAACAAAGCCTATGATGATTCACACCGGGTCACTGCAGTTTCATCAACAGAACTGACACTAGGACTTGAAAATGGATCTGCTGCATATGGTGGATCTACACTAGCAGATGAATCAGCCGGTGCATCAATCACACTAAGCAGGGCACGTAGATTCGGAAATGAATCCACATCAACAACATCACTTATAATTGAAGCATCGAACTGGGTGTTTGACACATTCGGACAGATCCTTGTTTCATTATCAACATCAGACGGCAAGATCTATTCATGGGACCCATCAGTGACAGACCCAACAGGAACAGTTGCAGCAGTTGTGACCAATGCACCAACATCAAATTCTGCAATTCTGGTTTCCAAGGAACGGCATTTATTTTCGTTGGGTGCAGGTGGTGATCCAAGAAAAGTACAGTGGTCCGATTCTGAATCATTAACAACATGGACACCAACAGCAACGAACCAAGCAGGATCATTCACACTTGAAACCCAAGGTGAAATCCTGAATGCAAAGTCAGTGGGGTCCAGGATCATCGTTTGGACTTCAACTGATGTCCATGCAATTGACCATGTCGGTGTTCCATTTGTATATGGACGGCAAAAACTAGCAGATGCATGTGGTGCAATATCAAACAAAGCAATGGCATCAGTTGGTGACAAAGCATTCTGGATGTCAAAAGGTGGTTTCTTTGTATATCAAGGATCAGTTCAGCCCTTACCATCCACTGTTTCAGATTATGTTTTCAATGACATCAATCATGTACAGGATTCAAAAATTTATGCATCAGTAAACAGTGCTTTTTTTGAAGTTACATGGTGGTACACAAGTGCAGATGCATCCGAAGTGGATCGATATGTGACCTACAATTATCAGGAAGGTTGGTGGAGTATCGGCAAACTAACCAGAACGGCATGGCAGGATGCCGGTGTTTATTCTGATCCAGTTGCACTTGCAGACGATAATATCCTTTATAGTCATGAACAAAGTGCATCTTCATCATCAAGAACAACAGATAGCATTGCAACATCACTTTCAGAATTAAGTGACTTTGACCGAAACTTAGTAACAGGTGGATCAACATCAGATCCAGGACTTTGTTTTGCAGAAACCGGTGCAATGGAAATTGGAGATGGTCAGAACATAACGAACATCACACAAATGATCACAGACCAAACAAGTGGTGATTCAGGATTGAGATTCAAATTCAAAACCAGACCAAACCCCAACAGTTCTGAAACTGAATCCAGTTCACTTGAAGTAGCATCAGACGGCTATACTGATTGCAGGGTGCAGGGTCGGCAATTTGTTTGGCGTTTAGAATCAGGA